TTTACAATAAAGATGACATCACTATCCATCTTGCTTGGTATTGCAAGCTCGCCGTGCAGCTTGAGGGAATTGTATTCTTTTGCAGACAGAAATTGTTTTAACAGTTTTTCTGACTTTCTCTTTGCAGTAAGTAGTTTCTTTTCTTGCTTTGACATTTGTTTTTTTATTTCTTTTGAGGGTTCCTCAAAGATTCGCATCAATGCGTTTCGTATCTTTCCACCTTGAGAGAATCGTCCATTAAAAGAAAGTGTAGTTCTCCATGTAGTTGTAGTCCAATCAGTAAAGTCGTTTTGCAGCTGCTGTCTTGTTCCATTATAGTGGAATCTCCTGTATGTAGTGGAATTGTCAGCACTAGATGTAACTCTGAGATCAGCATTTAGAAATGTTGTATTTGGATTATTCCAGGCAAAATCTAAAACTGTTCCGGCACTCGCGTCAGTCGCAGAAGTTTGAGTGTTAAACTGTAATCTGCCATTGTAAATATCTGTGCCATCTGTTGTATAGTTTCCCAGACTGACCATTTACGGAATCACCTTTACAATATTGATAATTTCTTCTATCCATCCGCAATGGGGACAAAACAACGGAGTGTGGCCACCGTTTTTCTTGGTGTCAGGACCTGTGACATCTTTCATCTGCTTGTATGGTGTGTCATACTTGTCATCACCTGAGCAGTCCATGTTTGATCCTTCACGATTAAACTTTACACGTCCAGGCTCTTTTGGGTTCTTTGTATAATCCACCTGTCCTGGAAATGCATAATGTGGTTTTGTGTGATATTTTTTACAAGACACGCAAGTCCAATCTCTGGGAGGATATACTGGAGATGGACCAAAAGGATATTTTCTTCCCATATCATCCACCAATAATTGGAGCAGTCAGAAGTTTTTCTCCCTGTACCAGAAGAAATCTGTCAAGGTCTACTTTGTCAATATCATGAGCATTTGCAATTTTGTCAAGTTCTTTTTGTCCTGCTTTACCGCCGTACAGTACCCAACCATCTTTGATCTTTTTTGTAATGTATGATTTGATCTTTTTTACCTCACTGGCATTAGTAGGATCATACATACGGTCTTTGTCTCCAAACTGTTTTGCCATTACCTTGAGTGTAAAGAGTTGGACTGTCTTACTCAATTAGAGACACTCCCAATTGTACTAGTAGGTAGACCATTACTACGGCCATTCCAATCCAAATTGCTTTTTCAGTATTGTCATTAATCGGCATCGTGAATAATCACTCCTGCACTTTTTGCTATCCTATTTGAAAAATCCAACATGTCATTTATGCAAGCTATTTTTTCTGTCTCGTGCTGTCGTAGCCGCTCAACCCATCCTCTAATAACACCTGCAAGAAATGCATTCTTTGCCTGATTCATTTTCTTGTAATCTTCTAGTTGTTCTTCTGGTGACTTCATTTGTCAACAAACGCCTCCACTACAGAATGTCCTAAAAGTTGTTTGGCATATGGCTCTGTAGCCTCTAGCCCCTCTTGTCTTCTCCAAGTCTGCCAGACGTGTGCTAAAAATATCTTGACTACTTTTCTCATTGCCCTGTTGTGAATGTGGCCGTCATTGTAGAAGGTTTTTCCCTTTATCACTTTCTTTACGGGGTGAATCATACGCTCTTTTTTCTTTATCTGATCGTATAGTTTTCTGTACTTTGATTTGGCAGCTGATTGTTTTACAAAAGAGGTTCCTGCTTTCCATGCAAGTGTCTTTAGTTTGTCATTCCAGTTTGACTGGTATCCTGACATTCTTCTTTGCAGGATTGATATAGTTTCAGCATGACATTCAGGGCACTCATTGAAGGGATGCAGTTTCTTTGCAATCGTTCCCGTACTATATTTTACCTCCACTGATGTTGGCTTTTTGCATTCTGGACAAAATCTGTTTGCACCATATCCTGAATACTGCCAGAGAGACGAGACATGCTGAAACTTTTCAATGTCATCAACATATGCAATTAATCCAGCTGCAATCATTGGACCGATACCTACAATTTTTGAGAGGTATTGTGTGTATAATGCATGGTTTTTGAGTTGTTTTGTTATCAGTTTTTCAGCATCTTTTTCAAAAGAGTGTGCATTCTCAAGTATTGTAGTGATGCCGTAAATTGACTGCTCTTCCTTTGTTAGTGAGCGTTCTCTTTCGGATGCTCCGATTCTAAGCTGGGTCTGAATTCTTTGCCCTTGAAAATCATAGTAAATGTCAATTAGGGTTCTCATCAAATGATGAGGAATATCATCAGTGTTCTGGAAAGGAACTGGGATATTCTTTTTAGTAGATGTTTTTAGTTTAGTGTCTTTCTTGACTGTTTTTTTCTTTAGTGTCTTTTTCTTAACTACTGGTTTCTTAACCGTTGATTTTTTTACCGTCGTTTTTTTGACTGCCTTTTTTTTGACGGCAGCCTTTTTTGGTTTACTCTTTAACGTTGCCTTTCTCAAGTTTCAGTCCCACCTTTGGTGCAGCAATGTCAATGATGTAATGATAGATTCCCCTCATTGCAAACGTGTCTCTCTTTTCTGCAAGGTCTCGCACCTTACCTGATTTTCTGAGAAGTTTACCTAGGGAAATTATTTTGTCATTTGAAATATTATTCTCATAGTAAATTCTGAAAAAGTTTCTCATTATTGTATATCTGTAAAACTGATCATCGGTGTTTGTTGCAATCTGTTGGAGTATCGGAATAAACGCTTTGACTACTGTAATGTCCCGTGCTGAAATTGAGCGAATAAAGTCATCAATTGCAAGTGGTCTTACTGCTCTGATGGATGTTGATTTTGCATAGTGCAGACAGTTCATAATTGTCGAGAATCTAAACTTGCCTGGTCGTTCATAATGGTCGCATTCATTTCTCAAAGAGTTGAAAAATTTTTCCTTGCCATCATCTAACGCTTTGAGATGATCAGTCAGTGTTAATGGCTTTCCCAGATTAAGTCGTCTGTATATCTCGCGTTGGTTCCCTCCGGTGTAAACAAAAAGAACCAAGTCATAGGTTTCTAACCCATAATTTTCTCTTGCATAACGCAGTCCTTCGATTCTATGCTGCCCATCAATTACATCATACTTGACATCCTCACTTGAAGAAATAACTCTTAGAACATTGTCAGTAAACTTGTTATCTATTATAGCATCAGCAATCATGTGAGTTTTGCGACTAGATATTTTTCTCTCAAAGGATGCAAATTGAAAATACTCTTCAATTTTAGATAATGGAAATTGTTTTAGTGTAACAATTTTTGCCTCAGGTGGCATGTAAATGGTTTTTGTTCTTGACAACTTTCAATTCTTTAAGAAATCTTGTATTTAGTAATTTTGATTCAATAATTTTTGAACCTGATTTTTTCAGGCTCGTGATAAATGCATGGGTTTCATTTGCTGTATGACTCGTATCATAGAGATGGGTTTCAAGAGAATTATGACTTGTAATCTTGATGATTTTCACTTGTATCTGAATCTTCTGTTTACTCTAATCTTTGATATCATGAATCCTTCTGGGTCGTACTTGGTCTTACCAATCATACAATAGATGATACTCATTACTGAATCCTTTGGGTGGTTCCATTCCTTTTTGGCTTTTTGTCTAGGATCATCTTTTGCAATTTCCTCATTGTTTCTATCCAAATCCTTTCTTGTGGTATCACAAAAGTCATCAAGCAAAAAGTCACACTCCCAGTCATTCTTCATTGGAATGATAAACTGTGATACTGGCTTGCCGTTCTCGTCTGGCACTGTACTCCCAACAAAGTCAACAAAGTTTTGAATAATTTGTGTTTTATCTACTGAATAGTATTCTTTTTTCTCCCCCACTGTTGGCGAATCAATAATGTCCTGACTCTTGTGTCGCATGGTCTCCTCTGTAATGTTTCCCGAAGTCCAGCAACCCTTTATCCTACCGCGTCCAAGTCCCTGGACCTTTTCCCCAAATGACGTATATCCACCGTTTTGCATCATAGTTACTTTGTCTTTGCCGTAACCCAAGTCAGCTACACAAAAGTCACAACAATACTCTTTGAATAGTTTCACAAAGTATGCAGCCTGATCATACTCATGCTCCATAGGTCGAGAGTCAATCCATGCAAGCTGATATCTGTTTGTCTTTCTCCAGTAAATAATGACAGATCCAACAGTCTTAGAAGCTGCGGGTCCTGATCCCCAATCGATTCCAAGAAATATTAGAATCTCTTTTCCATATTCTTTTTTTAAGTCGCTTATCTCTTTCGGGGACAGTAATGCTTTGGTATAATCGTAACATGACTCGACCATTTCTGGTGTAATCGGCCTTCGCATTGCCTTGAAGAAATTTCCGTAAACGTGTGCCTCAACAATGCTTTTTGGATTGTATTTTTTTTGGTACTCAATAGAGTTTTCAGGTCTTGTCTTGTAGAGGTTGACTGCATCAGAGATAGTAATCGGAATCCTTGCAAAAATTGTCTGGGGCATATGATATCCTCTGTATTCGCGGTTGTTTGGTTGCTGTGCGACCCATTTTCCTGCCACAATGTTTTCAGGATGCTCGTTGATAAGATAGCCATCCTCATCAAACTTTAGTTTCTCTCTCCAATATTTATCATCAAATACCCATTCTCGCTGGTCTGATTTCTTCCACAGCTTGTACCATTCAGATCCTGCCTCTCCACCAATCCCCAGATAATAACACTGGCCTTTTGTCTGAGTCATGGAATACAGAGCAGCTGACCTGAACTGCAACTCTTGGTACTGGCATTCGTCATATACCATTAAGCTATTAGTCATTCCCTGAACGTTGTTGTACTCGTTCTCGTCAGTTCTGACATAAACTACAGAATTATTTGTAAAGTTAATCTCTCCAACGTTTGCCCTACCATGCATCAAAAACGGAGTTAGCAATTCGTTTCGCAACATCGTGTCTTTTCTGAATCGCTGTTTTGACCATGCAGAGACTCGGTCTTCCCTATCTACAATATATGTTACCTCAACGTTGTCATGCGATGTTGCATAACAACCAATAATGTCAGTGCCAAACGTACTTTTGAAAGTCTGTCGTCCATTAACTACAACAATGTTTGGCGACTTGTCTTTGTAGACATCAATCCAGAAAGGCTCCCACTCAAATGTTCTGCGTACCTTTCCAACATAGGGACGTGCCTTTTCAATCCACTCCAAGTTATCAGTTGGCAGTTCACGTATAGCTGATTTTTTTTTGGGGGTACTGGTCTGTTTTTCAATATCGTCTAAGCGACGCTCAAAATCTGATGGCATATCAACGACCTGACTTCATTATTTCCTTTAGCATCTCTGGAGGAATCTTTTCAAACTTTTTCTCCAGGTCTGCAAGTCTCTTTTCGTGCTGGTATGCCTTGGCAAGTCCTGAGTGGACTTGTGCCATGTATCCAAGTGAGCCTGCTAGTTTAGTTAGATAGTCAAGTGATGCTTGTGAATCATCATCTTGTTTTTCATAATTAATGAAACGCTTGTGTAATCTCTCAAAAATTTGTATGATACCCTCATACATTTTTTCTGTATCAAGCTTGTCTGGCTGTGATTCCAACAGATAATGGCTTTTTTTAAAAATAAAGGTATTATCTTAGTACTATTCCTACAGTTCCAACCCCTACTATTACCCCAAGTAGAAATGTAATCACTCCAAAATAGTAAATGAATCGATCTTTCATTTATGATTTCTTAAAGGTCAACTATTTAAGGTATTTCCTTTCAAAAAAAAATGGTAACAATTCAATGGAGAAAATCACTTGGCTACATGCTTAGGACACCGATTCGGTACAGGATGTTCTCATCGTTCCCGTTCTACTCAAAAACGTGTAAACTGGGAAGAATGGCAACTCTGTATGAAATGTGCAAGAATACTACATCCAGAATTTTATAAAGGTAAAAAGAATCACGGAGTCCGTCCAATGCCTGGCAATACTCAATATAGCAAAATACCTTTTGTCATATCTGAAATGCCTGTGCATTAATTCCCTTTTTTTCAATAATACCTTTAATCTAATGTTACTTTGAATGTTAGATTGAACAAGATTGCATTAATTTTTGGAGGCTCTATTGCAGCTACTATCATAATTACTGTATTGGCCTTATCCTTTGTTATTCCTCAACCAGATGTACCACCTACAGGTATTCCAACAGGTATTCCAATACTTGAACCTTCATTTTCAACACCTCTTGGTACGTTTTACCAACCACGAGATGTGGCTCAAAATAATGTTACAAAACAAATCTATGTAGCTGACACTCGTAATAGTAGAATACAGGTTTTCGAAGCTGATGGAACATTCAACTCTACATTTGCATTTCCAGATAACAACATCAATGATGCCTCTCTTAACCAACCATTTGGAATTGCCATAAATTCAACGGGATTTGTTTTTGTTGCTGATACTTTTACAAATGTAATCAAAATCTATTTTTCTAATGGCACATATGCTGAAACAATAGGTATTCCTGGAACTGCATCTGGTGAATATTACCGCCCATCTGGAATCGCAATAAACAACACCCACATCTTTGTAGCTGATACATTTAATCACAGAATACAGATTCTTGATTTGACAGGTGCTACAGTAGATACAATTCCATAGGATAGTTTACTATAATTATCCTAGAGGATAATACCTTTAATCGATGAGACAGCTTTTTGTTATTGGCATTTGGTACTCGAATCAGAAACGGTTTAGCAAAGCTGATTGCTGATGATCCTGTGCCAACAAGACATCATGTCAATTCTATGAATCTGAATCAGATGAAAAGTGCAATGAATAGTACTTTACTTTCAGAGATGGTATCCGGTGGATTGTCCCAACCAGTTTGGGGTCCTGAGATTTCAACAGTTGGTGCATATTCCAGGGAAGGGTATACATCAAAGTCGTTTGATTCTCCGACAGTACCATTTAAAATTATGGCAAACGCACTTGGAAAAGACGAAGATGTTCAGCTTGCAATAAATGACTTGTCATCAAAAGTCACAGGTGGCAAGCACTACGTCAAGGGAGACTCTGAAAGTTTTATCGAATACATGGAGGACTTTACTGCAAATATCCACTTTGACACATTTGATACAATTCTAGTAAAGGAGATGCTCTGGTATGGCAACTCTGTCTGGAAGCCAAGAATGGGAATTGCAAATGTCAGAAATTTTAGTGATCTTATGCACATTCCAATTTCATCATTTATGAGAATATGGTGGGACAGACAAAGAATTCCATACAAGTATGAGTTTCGTGGAGCAGAATACCAAGGATATCACAACCCTGGGGAGATTTTACATTTCATATGGAATCCAGTTAACGCATCAGTGTTTGGTACGGGATTTGGAGTGTCTGCCACATCTACCAGAGAATTTACAATGCCGTTGTCTGCTGAGGACTCAGCTAACATTCAACTGCCATCAATGCTTGACAGAAAATATTCCACACAGTTTACAATGCAGATGGCAGAGCAAAGATACATCACAAGAAATGTCTGGATTGCAGATGGTGCATCAGCTGATGAGAGAGCAGTATTGCAATCAAACCTAGAATCTGCTCAAATAGGTCAAGACATAGTGGCAGGAACAAACGTTGAGGTAAAAGAATTAGGATCACAGGGCAGAAATTTCAATGCTGCACAATTTGCAGACATTACACAAGGACCATTATTCAAGGCACTAAATGACTTTAGAGGAAAACAAGCTGGGGAATCGACTCACACATTTGCAAATGCAGAACGTGCAGCTTTACTTGACGAGCTTGGACTAACTGCATTCCCAATTTCAGTACGTGAGCAGTTAGAAGAAAAACTCTTCAGACCTTGGTATGATGCCAACCCATTCTATGATGCAAACTATATGGGCGGAATGATTCCAGTTCCTTGGCATTTATCAAGATTTGATCTCAACTTTGGACAGGTAGAAAAGAAAGATGTTTCAGTACCTGACATGATAAAATTAATCGAGTTGTACTTGCAGTCCCCAGTGCCAAAGGATCCAAAACAAATACTCAAATTATTTGAGCAGGCAGGTCTGCCAATTGATGAGGACTATCTGGTTACAATTGACAACATATACAATGATCCGCATGGACAATTGGCAATTGGCAATGCGACAATGAATCGAGGCGGTTCAGAGGGTGGAGGAATAATAATGCCAAACAGAAAACCAGATGGAGGGTATCTTCCAACTGCTGACATTGGCGGAGGACCAGTCTTTAACAATCAGGTGATGGGCTCACCACCAATGGATGATCCAATTTATGATAGTATGATAAGAGATGTAAGAGGAGGAAATAGATTTGTGCCAACAAACTATAGAAGAAGCAATCAATCACAGGACTGGGACTATGGACGATCATACGAATAATACTCTCTTTGTAAATTCAACTGCTTGTACTACAGCTTGTACTACAGATGGTACTTTGAGTTTTACAAGTGATAATTCATGGTTTCCATATTATGATGAATCTACATGGTTGCCATACCATGAAACAAAATACACACCAAAATGGCATATTATCCAAGGATACAAAAATCAATTCAAATCAATGTGGGATTGAGAACAATTTCGAACTTGTTGAGGATTAGAATTTAGAAATACCTTTATTTTAAAAACGCAATTTTCTTTGTGCCAGATAAACTCGACAGATGTGTAGCTGATGTCAAAGCTAAAGGAGGAGTTGAAAATCCTTGGGCTGTCTGCAAGGCAAGTATTGGCAAAGAAACTAAAGAAAAAGTAAACCAAAACAGAATAGACCCGTACCCATCACCTGACATTAAAAAAGGCAAAATAGAACCAGTGATTGACAAGACCCCGAAAGGAGTTGGTGGAAAGAAAATCGTATCTCCTCAAAGAAAAAAACAAGAATCTATTTTGCTTAAACAGATTCTAGATACAAAGTTGAGGTAGCATGCCAATTCAGGCAAATGACAGAGTTCCCTTGTGCGGTAACTGCAAACATTTTGTTGCAGGAGGTTTGTGTGAGTTGGTAAAAGGCCAGATAAATTCCAAATCTACTTGTGACTTGCATGAGTTTGGGAATCCCAGACCAATTGACACTAAGGTAGATCCAACACATAACAAGCTTGAGGTAAACTACAAGCCGGGATTTATCACCGAAACTATAAGTGAAAATATTGCACAAAAAGTAATTCAGATGGAGCATGAACTCTTAGCTCGAGGAATTCCAGAAGAAGAAGTTCATAGAGCAGTAATTGCATACTTTTCACAGCAAGAGCCCCCATATGCAATGCCTTGGCCGGGACCTGTAACTGGACTTGACCTGGCAGGAAGAATTGATCCATACATAGCTCCTGATACTACAGGAGTTCCACTAACTAATTTTACAGGTCTGCCAAAAAACGTAGAACCATATCCAACTCCAAACAAGTCCCCATATGGAATTGGTACCACATCTCAACCATACCCTTCGTTTTACTCACCTTCCCCTAACATGGATTCCATATCAAATAGTTATGATATTCGCAATAATTCATATCCGTATGATTCTGCTGTATGGAACGGGTTAGCATCTGATGTAAATTCAGAACCATCAATGCATAATGAATATGGGTACAATGTTGCAACTACAATTCCAACATTTCCTGACAGCTATGAGGCACTGCATAATGATTCACAGATACGCTCAAGGGTCATTGAACCAAGTGGTGCTTATCAAGAGACTTTTGATTCAAAGGAACTCAGAGCTGGCATCGAAATTGAATTGGAGCATACTGATGATAGAGAGATTGCCAGACAAATTGCAATTGATCATCTTAATGAAGATCCGAAATATTACACAAAATTATTAACACATGTAGAACCAGAGAAAAAACATCTACTAGAAACTAGTTTTGAATTTAACAAGATAGCGGAAGCAAAAAAAGACAGTACCAAAAAAAAATATCTTAAGCTCCTGGCAACGTGGGCAGTTCTTTTGGGCGGTGCAATTGGAATTGATGCAATCATAAAAAAATATCTGGATTCTGATATGGAAAAACCACTTGAGATAATTGCAGAGTATAACTATCACGGACATGATGCAGATGACGAATGTGCAAAGTTTGCAGGAAAAAGATTCAATCTCTTGGAGACTCACAACAGGCCAGTAATTCCAAGTGAAAAGCTGGGATACACCACAACACACCCAAACTGCATATG